AAATTTACAAAGTTTGTAGCTAAGTTAAGAAGAAAGTTTAGTTATGTTTTTGATGACTTACTAAAGACACAGCTTTTACTAAAGAATGTTATTACTGAGGAAGACTGGAGAAAGATTCGTGACGATATTATTTACGAGTTTGCTTCAGATGCTTACTACACAGAGTCTAAAGAACAAGAGATTCTTAGAAGTAGAGTAGAAGTATTAAACGGTGTAGCAGGTTATATTGGTACTTTGTTTAGTAAAAACTATGTGCAGAAACAAATTTTAAGATTAACAGATGAAGAGCTGGAGCAAATTAATATGGAGATTCAAATAGAAGCTCCAATGCAAGAGGCTCAACAAGGAGAAGAAAATGGACCAACAACAGGCGATTAAAGATATGATGGACAGCATTGCTAGTGGTAAAGCTAGTGAGGTTCAAGACAGATTTAATGCAATTATGCAGGACAGAGTTAATGTAGCGGTAAACGATTACAAAGCGGAGTTAGCTAGTTCTGTTTTTAAAAACCCAGATTTACAGGCAATGGGATTGGCAGACGGAGAAGAACACGTTTTAGAGGTTGATCCTGCAGCGGAGCCTGAATCAGTCGAAACAGGAGAAACCGATGAAGACATTTAAGCAATTTAGAGAAGGCGTTGAAGTTGAAGACATCGTCGAAGCACCAGTTGATGGCGTAGAGAAAGGTTCTTTACCCGGAGATCAGCACATGTGTGCTTCTAAAATCTTTCATAAAGAATGGCAAGAAGGTACACCGGTAATTGGTGAACATGCTGAACCTGATGAAAATGGTAATGTTGCATGGTACAAAGTCATGTTTGAACATGGCATTGAAACTGTCGAGGTTAACGATCCAGACGTAGAAGTATTGGAAGAAGGTAGCCACGGCAACCACAAGAAAAAGAAGTAAACTAATTAAACGGAGAAAATAGATGGCATTCGCTAGTTCTAATTTAAAGTTGACACAAGTCCAGGCCGTCGTGCGCGTCAGCGGAACTGGCGGGGACAGTGGCACTATCGATTTAGATGTTGATTTAAAAAAGTCAACAGAAACCGCATCTTCACCAACAGTAAACATTACTAGAATCCATTGGAACTGCGACAAAAACGCAGCAGTAACAGTTGCTCGTAACGGTGTAGACATTATGCACGTTCATGGTACTGGCTTTACAGACTGGTATGGTTTTGTAGAGAATACCGAAAACACATCAGACATTGACATTGATATTTCTAATGGTGATGCTGTTATTTGGCTAGAGTTGGCCAAGGTAGGTGGTTTTGGTTCACAACAACACCAAGGCGCTGACGGAGACTTAGGATAATGAAACTTATTACAGAGACAACAGAACAGGTTAATTTTTTAACCGAGTTAAACGAAGAGACAGGAAAGAAGAGCTACTTTATTGAAGGCCCTTTTTTACAGTCTAATATTACTAATAGAAATGGCCGCATGTATCCTAAAGAGATTATGCAAAAAGAAGTGGTACGTTATACAAAAGAAAATATTGATAAAAAACGTGCCTACGGCGAGCTAGGCCATCCTGACGGACCAACTATTAATCTCGATAGAGTATCTCACATGATTGTCGGTCTTAAAGAGTCTGGTGATAATTTTATTGGTAAAGCTAAAATTTTGGATACTCCAATGGGACGTATTGTAAGAGAACTTATTGACGAAGGTGCTAACTTAGGTGTTAGTTCTAGAGGTTTAGGATCTCTTAAAGAGAAGAATGGCATTAACGAAGTACAAGATGATTTCATGCTTGCTACAGCAGCTGATATTGTAGCAGATCCATCAGCTCCTGATGCTTATGTTAGAGGCATTATGGAAGGCAAAGAGTGGGTGTTTGTAGACGGTATTTTCCAAGAAAAAGATATCGCAGAACATAAAGCTGTTATTACAAAGGCTAAATCAAGAGAGTTAGCTGAAGCAAAATTAGAAGTTTTTGAAAGATTTCTAACGAAATTGTCCAAAATTTAAATAAATATAAATATTATACATTACAAAGTTTGTATATTAATTAAAACCGTAAAGGGAGAATAACATGGGTGTAGAAACCAAAATTAGAGAACTTATGGAGGGGGCAGCTAATCGTCCTCTAGATAAGAGCCAAGGTGACGCTACTAACCCAACACAAGGCGATTCCAACCCTAACCCTGAGCAACAGGACCTAAGTGGTACTAGCAACAAGGAAGGTGGGTTAACGTCTGAAGTTGGTAAGGCAGCATCATCTAAAGCTTCAAAGGACAACACTCTACCTGCTGGCCAAGGCGCTGGCAAGGCTCCTAACTTCGATGATAAAGAAGATCCTCGCAACGTAGTTGCACAGGCATCTTCAAAAGGTAACGTTAATCAAGAAGAAGTTGAAGAGTCAGAAGAGGAAGAGGTTATTTTAGAAGACGAAAATGCTGAGGTTGAAGCAGAAACTGAAGAAGAGCAAGTTGAAGAGCTTGTTGAAGACGAAGTTGAAGCTGAGGCTGAAGAAGAGCTAACTGAGGAAGAAGAGACAGAGGACGAAGTTCTTTTTGAATCTGATTTAGAAGCTTTATTTGCAGACGAAGAGCACCTCACAGAGGAGTTTAAAGTTAAAGCAGCGAACATTTTCGAAGCCATTGTTACATCAAGAGTTACTAGCGAAGTAGAAGCAATCGAAGCAGACCTAGTAGAGCAAGCCAATGCAGCTTTTGAAGAAACAAAAGAAGAGCTAGTAGAAAACATCGACAAGTACCTCAGTTATGTTACTGAGAACTGGATGAAAGAAAACGAGCTAGCTATTGAAAGCGGATTGAAATCAGAGATTACTGAATCTTTTATTAAAGGTATGCAACAAGTGTTCACTGAGCACTACATTGAAGTACCTGAAGAGAAGTATGATGTATTAGCTGAAATGCAAGCTCAAATCGACGGCTTGAAAGAGAAGTTGGACGAGCAAGCAGCTCAAAACGTTGAACTATTTAGTGAAGCAGAACAACTTAAGAAAGAGAAAGTATTTGCAGAGGTTTGTGAAGACCTAGCATCTACTGAAACTGAAAAGTTTGCTACATTAGTAGAAGACATTTCATTTGGTAGCGAAGAAATGTACAAGCAAAAGCTAATCGTTGTTAAAGAAAACTACTTCCCTAAGGCAGTGGCTTCAGATGACGACAAACTTGAAGACAGAGTAGAAGGTTCCGCTCTTAACGAAAACTCATTGATGTCTAGATACGCAACAGCTATTTCTAGAGCTTCTAAGTTTTAAAAATTTAATAAATTATAAATAATTAAAGTTACTTAATAACTGTAATACAACAAGGAGAAACTTAAATGTATCTTTCAGAAGAACTACAAAAAAAGTGGGAGCCCGTTTTAGCGCATCCTGATCTCTCAGAGATTCAAGATCCCTACAAGCGTGCAGTAACCACCGTTGTTCTCGAAAACCAAGAGAAAGCTCTTCGTGAAGAAAAAGCTGCTCTATTCGAAGCAACACACGCAAACCAAACAGGTTCAAGCATCGACAACTACGATCCTATTTTGATCAGCCTAGTTAGACGTGCATTGCCTAACCTTATGGCTTATGATGTTTGTGGTGTTCAGCCAATGACTGGACCTACAGGCCTTATCTTTGCCATGAAATCACACTACAGCAGCCAAACTGGTACTGAAGCCCTATTTAACGAAGCTGATACAGACTTCTCAGGTACTGGTACACACGCTGGCAGCAACCCTGTTGATGGTGCTTACACAACAGGTGAAGGTGTTTCTACTTCTACAGCAGAAGGTTTTGGTGACTCTACTACACTTAACGAGATGGCTTTCTCAATCGAGAAGACAACTGTTACAGCTAAGTCAAGAGCGCTAAAAGCAGAATACACCGTTGAATTGGCTCAGGACCTTAAAGCGATTCATGGCCTAGACGCTGAAGGCGAATTGGCTAACATCCTTTCACAGGAAATCCTAGCTGAGATCAACAGAGAAGTAATTAGAACAATCTACAAAGTAGCTAAAACCGGTTCAGCTTCTACAGCAACACCTGGTACTTTTGACCTAGACGTTGATTCCAACGGTAGATGGTCTGTAGAGCGTTTCAAGGGTCTACTTTTCAACATTGAAAGAGACGCTAACGTAATTGCACAAGACACAAGACGTGGAAAGGGTAACTTCATCATCTGCTCAGCAGACGTTGCATCAGCCCTAGCTATGTCCGGTGTACTAGATTACGCACCAGCACTTTCAACTAACTTGAACGTAGACGACACAGGCAACACATTTGCTGGTGTCCTAAACGGTAGATACAGAGTATACATTGATCCATATTCTGCTAACACTGGAGCTGCTAGCCAGTTCTACGTAGCAGGTTACAAAGGTTCAAGTGCTTATGACGCTGGTCTTTTCTACTGTCCTTACGTTCCTCTACAAATGGTTAGAGCGATTGATCCTAACACCTTCCAGCCAAAAATCGGCTTTAAGACACGTTACGGCATGATTGCTAACCCATTCGTACTAGATGGTTCTGGTAACACTGACGCAGATAACTTTACTGCAGACAGAAACCAGTACTACAGAAGCGTTAAAGTTACTAACTTAATGTAATAATAAGATTCCATATTAAATGGAACTTGGGGGGAGCATTAGCTCCCCCTTTTTTTATAAATAAAAACATTATGGAGAACAATGATGTCTAATCGAAAACTTTTAGTAATAAATGAAACTCGCCCATCAACTGATATTGATTTTTTTCTGTTTGAGCTTGAAAAAGAATACAATGTAGATAACGTGTATCCAGGTTATGAAAGACATGCAAATGTCATTAACGCTATGATGAGAATACCTGAAGGTCATGTAACTCAATTGGCTGATTGGGCTCTAGAAGACGGCCACGGTGATCATGAAGTAAATGGAGAGCATTGTGATGAAGGAGATAAATGTATATGTGGACCAGTATTTACACACCCCCCAAAGGTTGATTCTTTAGAGTGGACTATGTTCATAAAGCATTCAGAAGCATATCCGATCCATTTTGATCCTGACTCAACAAATGAACTTTACGAAATGAGAAAAGCATATAATGAAGAACATGGCATTGTTGAAACAGTGAAAACAGTGTCAGTAGATGAGCACTGGAATATCCTAGATTAATTTTTTGTGTAATATTTACACTTTACTTTTTTAAGTAC